TAAACGCACTGCCGAGAGCCTGGAACGTATCCACGAGCACGCGCCCGATCTCGATCGTGCTCAAGGTGCTCACGCCCTTCGTGAGCTTGTCGAGTTGCTGGGTGGTCTTGTCGGCCTCGCCGGTGAACCGTTGCAGACTCTTCTGGTTCTGATCGACGATCTTCTGAAGCAGTTGCAGTGCCTTGTCGGCGTCGGACAGCCCCTTGGTCATGCCAGAGGCGTTCGCCGTCATCTGCATGCCAACGCCGATTACTGTCGCCATTGCTCACCCGCTGTTGAAAATCTGCTGCAACTGCTTGATCTGATCCACCATCTGCTGCTGATGCTGCGGTGGTTTTTCAATCGGCACGAAGTCTTCCGCACGCGGTGCCTTGCCCTTGGCGGAATACGGGGCGAGCACCGCGCTCGCCAGCAATCCCGTCTCCCGCCACGAATCCGGCAACGCCTCGAAATACCTCGTGTAAGCCAACCACTCGGCGAACTCGACGGCCGACATGCGCCGCTCGAGCTCGCCCACCGTCATCTTCAAATGACCCGCCAAACGAAACAGAAACCTGCGCGTCGGGCGGATGCTTAGTTTTTTGCCAGTTCCTCCACGTCCTTGTCCGTGATCGCGTTGTGGGCGGCGGCCTTGTCGAACAACCGGCTCACCACCTTCGCGCTCTTCGCCGCCAGCTTCTCGATCTGCTCGTCGCTGAACAGCCGCTGGCCAGCCTGGTCGCACAGGCAGCGGGCGAGGAACTTGGCGCGGAAGTTGTCAACGCCCGTCTCGCGCTTGCCAACCCATTCCTTCTGATAGGCGTCGAGCTCGCCAACCGTCATGACGCGGATGAACACCTCGCCGCCCCACTCCTTCACGTTCACCTTGAGAAGGCCCAGGTCGTCCGCTGCCAGGATCTGTTCTGCCGTCAGTGCCATGCGTGTGTCCTCATTCAGGCGTGATCTTGAACGACAACGCATACCGTGCGATGTCGTTGACTCTGCCTGAGAGTTGCACCCGCTCGCAGACGGCCTTGGTCGAGAAGGTCAGCCCGCCACCAGCGATGATGAGCGTGGCCTTCTTGCCGTATTGGGCCAGCGAGACGTTGGCAGTGCTCAGGCACGAAATATCTATAGTGCCAACGTCAAATGCCCAGGTGCTCGCCCGTGCGAGCGGCAGGCCGCCGCCCGCGTTGACCTTGATCTCGACCAGCTCCAAAAGCGGCAGGCCGCCCCAGGAAACGCCAACGCCCGCGCACTCGTTAGCCATGACGGGCCTCCGTCAGGCTTAGGGACGGCCGACCTTGAACGTGGCCTGGCCCCGCACGGCGTCGTTTGTGGCAAACGTCAGCGTCGAAGACACGACCGTGGCTGCGGTCGAAACGATGGGGTTTCCGGCTACCGTCAGCGTCAGCGTGCCGGTGATGGCGTCGGGGACGATGTTGATGCCGAGATAGTCCACCACGACCTCGCGGCCCGTTTCGGTCGAAGAGCCCTTGAGGGGTCGCTGGATCGACTTGATGCTGTTGCCGGTGGTCAGGCCGAGATGCGACACGTCAATGGTGTCGTCGGCGGCCGGGTCCGTGTTGCTGACGACGATGTTCGTGACGGTGAACGCGGTGCCACCGAAAGAGAACGTGGTCCCGGTCCCATCATGCGGCGTTGCTGACATCTGCTAGGTCTCCTGCCAGAGGACGTTGAAGGTCTGAGTTACTTGGTACACCGGCGGAAGGTCGCCGCCTGCCAGCTGCACGAAGTCGTCGGATTCCTGCTCCAGCGACACATGCTTCACTTCCGTATTGTTCAAAGTCCCCCCGTAGCCATCCAGAACCAGACGCACGCGGTCGGCCAGTTCCCGCACGTCCTCGTAGGTGGTGGCGAAAGACTGCATTTCCACGCTTACGTTTGGCACGCCCATCGGCCCGGCCAGCGTGTGCTCCCGGCTGATGCCAGAGCGCCGCCAGATAACAAACGGCAGGGCCGCCGTCTTCGGGGCCAGGAGCGGGAAGACGCGGCTGCCCACGATGGATGACGTGACGGTGTTCGTCACAAGAACGCTGCGGAGAACGGCTTCAGGGGATTTCATGTGATGAGCCCTCTTGCTACGCGGCCCTTGACCTCGTTCAGTGCCTTCTCAAGCCTGGTGGCCAGCTCCTGCTGGAGCAGGCTTCGCATCGCTGGCTGGGCCTGGTTGAAGGCTGTCTTCACCGGCGGCACGCCCGTGCGTCCACCGACCGGCATCTTTCCAAGCTTCACGACCTCGCCCTTCTTGGCAGTCTTGAAAAACGCCTTGGGAGGCTTCGGCTTGGTAATGAGTTTTCCAGCGTTCTTGCCGCGCTTAGGGTTCAGGATCGTGAAGCCGCCAGAAACATAATTGCTGTTGTTCAGGCTGCTCGACTTCCAACTCGACGCGAAACGGCCCTTCGTCTTTCGCTCTTTGGTGCCAAACTCCAGAAAGCCCTGGTGGTAGCCTTTGGACTCGCCGCCCCATGAGTAGCCAACGAGGCCCACGGCGTTGCCGTTTTTGGCGTACACCTTGATCTTCGTTTTGATGCTTTTCCGCAGGTTGCCGGTCGGCCCCTTCGGCGTGTTCTTACGCAGGGCAGCCTGCCCAGGTGCCATCGCCTTGCGAAGAGCGGCCCCCAAGTGCTTGGCGGCGATGTTCTTCGGCAACGCCTTGAACTGCTCACGGAGCTCCGTGAGTTCTGGAAACTCCATATTCAGTTCGAGCGAGCCGGTGGCCTGTGCCATTTACTGCTGCTCCTGGCAAATGGCCTCGTGCTCGCTACGGTTGCCGTGTTCGAGCAGGCTGACGATCTCCAGCGTGCGGCCACGCCATGCGAACCGCATCTGCTGCGTGAGACCCGGCAGATACCGCAGCCGCAGTCGGTGGGTGACGCTCGTTTCCTGCTGCCCAGCAATCAACGCTTCGCGAGCACTCACGCCTTCCACGCTCGCCCACACGGCCGAGGAATCGCTCCATGCCAGCACCGTCTCGCCCAGGGCATTGGTCGTGCCGCTGGCGATCTGCACGGTGACGCGCTCGCGTAACTTGCCGGGGTCGATCATCGGTAGGAGCCCCATCGCTGCGAGTCGAGGAGCGACTTCACGCCGAACGGGACTTCATCGCCGCCCATGGAGTCGGCCGCCATGCGACGCTCGAACCACAGTCCCACGAGCATCAGGATCGCGTGCCGGATCGCGGCGGGCACGTCGGTGCCGCTTGCCCCGTAGCCAGCCCACCACGTCACGGCGTGCGCCCCGGCGTCGATCCGGTGCGGCGGCCAGGTGCCAGCGTAGATCGGCAGTACGGTGCCCGGCGTCGATTGGCGATCCACGCGGAACTGATCCACGGCGTAGGTGCCGGTCGTACCGCTGTCCGTCGTGAACGTGAGCGACACAGCCGTGGCAGTGCCAGCGACGGCCATAGGCGGGCGGGGCAACTCAATCGCCTCGATGCCCGACGTGGGGAATCGGTCGAATCTCATCGCCCACTGCGTGTAGACGAGCGTGCGATCCAGATACTGCTCGCACCACTCGCGGGCCGCCGTGATGAGCGAGGCCACATAGGCGTCGTCGGCGTTGCCGTCGATGCGGCAGTGGGCCTTCGCCTCGGAGAGCGTCACGGGCTCCACGGCGGGCGGCGTCTGGCGGCTGAGGCTGCGGTACTTCACTTCTTGCGTCTCCGCTTGGGCGTGGCGTCGGCCGTCTCCACGTCGTGCTCGACGGCGGCCGTCTCGATCAACTCCTGCTGCCGGTCCTCCACCGCGAACCGCTTGGCGATCAGTTCCGCCGCCAAGCCGCCGGGGATGTCCACGACCTGGCCGGGGCGGTAGGAGCGAAACGATCGCAGCATCCTTAGTTTCTTCATTGGGGCACGCTCCATGCAGTTTCGGGCTTCTTTCCGTTGGTCGTGAACTCGGTGGTCCACTGAAAGACGGGCTTGCCGAGGTTCTGCCCCGGCCACGTCACGACATACTCGCCGTGGCCCAGGACCACGCGCGGCGTGATGAAGACGCGGTTCCCGCTCTCCCGCCAGTTCCGCCAAAACCAGATGTCATCGTCGGTGCGGCCCTCGTTCCACGATCCGTCAGGGCCGGGCTTCGACCAGAACCAAGGCTTCTTGCACCGCTTCAGGGCGGCCGTGCTGATGACCGTCAGCCCGAAGTGGGCCGTGTCCACCTCCTGCACAGGCTCGGCGAACCACGACGCAGGCAGCGTTGTGGTGCCGCTCTCGGGCGGGTTGTCGAGCGTGCCGGGCAGCGTGAGCATCGGTCGGCCGTCCTCCCGCTTCGTCTGCAATCCCGTCAGGGCGTCGCACTGAAACGTCATGGCCATCGCGAAGAGGTGCTCTACGTCTTCCTTTGTGAAGAACGTGTCGTAGTCGATGGTGAGCAGATATTCCGCCTTGTCGATGAATTGCTCGAAAATTCTGCTATTCACCTGTGACCAGAATGCACCAGTTCCCATTGTGGGGCGGATGCCAAGCGGCATTAGTGCCTGAGCCCACGCGAAGTGATTGGCCGTAAACGAGAGCCGTGGCATCGACAGCACGGCCTCAACGCGAACGTCGGCCTCAGTGCCCCCAACCTTGACGATCATGCAGACCTCGTAAAAAGAGAGCGGGCGGCCCCCATTTGGAAGCCGCCCGCCCAGTTTGCACATCACGTCAAGCCGTCAGGCTCACGCACCCACGAGGCCGATCATCGGACCGGCGACGGTGGACGAACCGAGGTTCGGGTGAGCGATCGCCACGCGGGCGACGGCCCGAATCACGGTCTGGTCGCTGAGGAAGTTCACCTGGTCGCTGCTCGCGATCTCGATGGACTGCCGCACGCCGTAGTAGGAGCTGTTGGCCATGTTGCCGTACAGCGCCATGACCGCACCCGTCGAGTCCGCACCGCTCGGGAGCCGGTCGGTGAGGACCACCGGGCTGCCGAGGAACGTCAGGCCCATGCCCTGCGAGAGGCCAACCGAACCGCCCTGGTTCAGATCGAGAGCCTGCATGCAGGTCGCGAAGAAGAACGGCGAGCAGAACCACTTGGCACCCTGACGCGAGTGCTGCGGCACGGCCGCCATCATCGCGAGCAGGTTGGCCTTGGTCACCTCGTCGGGGGTGTCACCGGCAGCGGTCACGAGCGACGCGGCGTAGGTGGCACCCGAGGAGGCCAGGAGGCCGCCCGTGTGGCTGGTCACGAGACCGGCCACGCCAGGAGCGCTCGCCGGGTTGCCGCTCCACGCAGCCGCCTCGACGGCGTTGGCGAGCGACAGACCGAGCTCCGTGGCGATG